GCGTGGCGGCGAGCGCACGAGGGCTGGGACGAACCCGTGTTCCAGCGGGGCGAGGAGGTCGGGGTGGTCCGCCGGTACTCGGACACGCTGATGGTCACGCTCCTGAAGGGGCACAGGCCGGAGCGTTACAAGGACCGGACTAGCACGGAGCTCTCCGGCCCCGGCGGCGCGCCGTTGCTGGATGGAGTGCCGCAGATCTACCTGCCCGGCAACGGCCGCGATGCGGAGCTGGAGGAGTCCACGGTGGAGGTGCAGCCGTCGTGACGGCGAAGTCTCCTGGCCGTCCGAAAGTCTCCGAGGCGCAGTTCCAGAGACAGGTCCTGCAGCTCGCGAAGTTGTGCGGGTGGCGGACGGCGCACTTCCGGCCGGCGCAGAACAGCCAAGGCCAGTGGCGCACGGCGGTCGCGGGTGACGGTAAGGGCTTCCCGGATTTGGTGCTCACCCGCGAGACGGTGCTGTTCGTCGAGCTCAAGGTCAACGGCAACAGGCTCGCCCCCGACCAGGTGGCCTGGCGCGACGCCCTCCAAGCTGCGGGAGCCAACTGGCACCACTGGACACCAGACGACTGGCCGGCAATCGAGCAGACCCTCAAACGCACACCCCATGGAGCGCCGCAGAGCGGGGGAACCCCGTGAGGACCTGCAGCGTTGACGGTTGCGGTCAGCCGCACCACGCCAAAGGCCTCTGCAGCCGCCATTACGAAGCGCGCCGGGCAAGCGAACTCAACCAGCGCGTCCTGCATCTGGGCCTGCCATTCGCCCTGCTCCCAGCTCGCCCACGTGCCGTCACTGACGCCCTGCACGCCCTCGCCGAAACACCCGGACTCACGTGGCCCGAGTACGAACGCCAGAAAGCCCTGATTCTCGAAGGAGCATGATCATGAGCAGCCTCGCCACCGAATACCCCAAAGAACAAGCCCGCTGCCGCGAACTCATCCAGCTCTACAGGGACCTCCCTAACATCGTCGGCATCTTTGGAGCCATCCACATCGAAGCCACCCTCAGGCAAGCCGACGAAGCGGCCATGAGCGGCGACGTCATCGCCATGCTTCAGGCGTACGAAGCCATGAAGAGCTGCGAATGAACCAAGAGTGGGAGACGCTCGTCCTCAAGAAGCACGTCGAGCTAGACCAGCCCAGCGCCTGAGAGGAGCACCACCCCGTGGGGGAACCACCACCAGACCAGCAACTCACAAGAGCAGTCGCCAACACCCTGTGGTGGCACCTTCAGGGCAACGTGTGGCCGGCTGCGCTTGAGACCCGCGCCATCAGCCCCACGGGAGCACCACGCAGCGCTGGATACAACTCAGCCAGCCGCATGCCCGGCCCGCAGTTGGACGGCGAAGCCCTCACGCCCACCGTCGAGATCCTCACCCGCACGCCCCTCATCCGCGCCAACCTCTGGAGCGACGATTGGCCCGGCCGCACCGCCTGGCGAATCCTCCTCACGCGCCCCGACGCCGACCGCGCCCTGTCACGCATGCCCGCCGCCGCCATCGCCGAGTACGAACTCGCCCTAGAGCACGCCACGTGCCGCAAACCATTCACGATCGAGCGCGACGAGAACGGCGACGCGTACCTCACCCGCAATCGGCACGACGGCACCATCACGCACCTCGCCGCCGCCGCCCTCGAAGCCATCGCGCGAGTCGCCGACCTGCACCGCATCCCCCCGCACGTCGAGGACGCCCTCATCACCGACAGCGACATCAGCCTCGACGCCATCCGCGCCGCCCTACAACTCGCCGGTGAGCCCGGCACTTGACCGTGAAAACACCGGATGCTAGGGTGCAAGGAGTAGTTCTGACTCAAGACCCCGCCGTCCCCCCCACGGCGGGGTTTCTCTTTGCGGGCTTGCCAAGGGCAGGCAGCGCCTCATAAGCGCAGCGAGCTGGGGCGGAACCAGCGCCCGCACCCACTCAACCTAGCGAGGAGGCGCCAACGTGCAAGCAGCGCCCCCCACCGTCATCCGACCACAACGCGGCCCGCAGGAGGCGTTCCTCGCCAGCAGCGCGGACATCGTCATCTACGGCGGTGCGGCAGGCGGCGGGAAATCCTTCGGGCTCCTCCTCGAACCCCTCCGGCACCTAACCACCGTCCCCGGCTTCGGAGCCGTCATCTTCCGCCGCACCACCGACCAAGTCCGCAACGTCGGCGGCCTATGGGACGAGAGCGAAGACGTCTACGGCCCCCTCGGCCTGAAACCGAAGGAGAGCGTCCTCGAGTGGGAGCACGCGCCGACGGGCAACACCCTGAAGTTCGCGCACCTCGAGCACGAGAAGAACGTCCACAACTGGCAAGGCGCGCAGATCCCACTCATCGGCTTTGATGAGCTCACGCACTTCACGGCCCGGCAGTTCTGGTACATGCTCAGCCGCAACCGTTCGACTTGCGGCGTCAGGCCCTACCTGCGCGCCACCTGCAACCCTGATCCCGACAGTTTCGTCGCTGACCTCATCGCCTGGTGGATAGACCAGGACCCCAGCAGCCCCACGCACGGCCAGGCCATCCCCGAGCGCGGCGGCGTCATCCGCTGGTTCGCGCGCATCAACGGGGAAATCCACTGGGCGGACACGCGCGAGGAACTCCAGGAACGCTTCCCCGGCCCGGACACGCAACCCAAGAGCCTGACGTTCATCCCGTCGAAGCTCGACGATAACCCCGCCCTCACCAGTAAGGACCCCGGTTACCGAGCGAACCTCCTCGCCCAAGACCCCGTCGAGCAGGCTCGCCTCCTGCACGGCAACTGGAAGGCCCGCCGGACCGCCGGCACGCTCTTCCAACGCTCGTGGGTGCAGGTCCTCGATGAGGCGCCCGCCCTCGTCCGTGAGGTTCGGGCGTGGGATTTGGCCGCCACCAGGCCCACGCCGGACAACCCGGACCCCGACTGGACGGTCGGACTCAAGGGCGGAATCACCGACGCCGGCCTCATCGTCGTCACGAGCGCCGTCCGAACCAGAGACAACCCCGGCGAGGTCGAGCAGCTCCTCATCGGCACCGCGCTCGCCGACGGCCGCGAGACGTGGCAACGCATCCCCGAAGACCCCGGCCAGGCCGGGAAGAGCCAATCCCGGCACTTCGTCGGGCACCCCAAGCTCCACCGCCACACCGTCATCGCCAAGCGCGTCACGGGCGACAAGGCAACGCGCTTCGGGCCCGCATCAGCACGGGCGTACAAGGGCCTCATCGCGTTCGTGCGCGCCGACTGGAACGACTGGCTGTTCTCACAACTGGAGGCGTTCCCGGACGCCAAGCACGACGACGCCGCGGACGCCCTCAGCGACCTCGTCGACGCCCTGACGGGCCCACTCATCGCCGATCAGAAGACCGCAGAGGAGGTATACGGGTGGTGAACGCATGAACGAAGTCCAGCACGCCGCTGCCCGCGCCACCCTCGACGGTGTCGAGGCGCGCATCCGCGAACACCTCGAAGTCACCATGTGGGCCAAGGGGCAACTCCTGCAGCACATCGCAGGCGGCCAACAACACCGCACCAGCGGCCGCATTCCCGCGCACCTCACCGACCTACTCCCCGGCACCAACACCACGCAAGGCGCAGCTGACCTCGAGCGCCTCGCCCGCATGGCCAAAAGCATCGGCCCGCGCATCTTGCGCCTCAAGCGGTACGGGACACTCGGCAGCGTCAACTGGGGCGACGGCAGCCCCACCTTCGATAAGGAGCTCGACAACGCCACCACCGAAAGCCTCCGCGCCTTCCCACGCGACCGCCTCGCCCGCAAGGCGCTCGAGCAAGACCTCGTCCGCGGCATGATCGCAGGCATCGTCATCCCCGACGCCCGCGGCGGCGCGCAAGCCATGCCGCTCGGTGGGTACTACGAACCCCTCGTCGACGAAGACAACGTCGAGCACATCTGGGGCGTCTACCAGGCGTGGCAACCCCCCAGCGGCCTGAAGTGGCGCGCGCGCATCTACAACCTCGAAACCCGCGAGCTCTACGAGTGGGCCGACCTGGACAGCCCCACCGAGATTGGACGCACACCAACCGCCATCCCCAACGCCCCCATGCCCGTCTACGAGGTCGTGGATGACGACCTGGACGGCTACCCCAGGGGCGAGTTCATGGAGAGCCTGCCACTCTTCAAGAGCGAATGGGCCTCCCAAGTCAGGGGCGACCGGGCGGAGGAATCCACGGCGTTCAGTCAACTCGTCACCAAGGGCCAACTGCAAGCCGGTGATGTGGACCGCGGCCCAACGCGCATCATCCGCCTGCCCGAGGGTGGTGACGCGAAGTACTTGGACCCGCCCAGCCTCGAGCAGATCCACAAGCACCACGACCGGAAGCTTGAGCGCCTCCGAGTCGACCACAGCCTGCCAGGCGGGTTCCTGGGCAGCCAAACGCCGTCCGGTGAAGCGCTTCGGGAGGCGAACCAGGCGTTCATCGCCGACTGCGCCGCTAGGGCGGGGCGCATCAGCAACTACCTGACGCGGCTGCTGGCGGACTACGGTGCTCTCATTGGGCTGCAGAAGCCGCCGCCGGTGACGGTCATCATCAACCGCGAGTTTGAGCGTGCGTCCGTGGTCGATCAGACGGTGCTCCTGCACCGCGAGGACCTCATTGACTTCGGGGAGGCCGTGAGGGCCATTAGTGTGTACTACCCGACGTGGGCGAGTGACGCGGTCGAGAAGTTCATCGACTCGCGCCGCGAGCTCATCCCAGAGCCCCTCACCACGACCGACGCGGTGGATGTGGACTTGTGACGCGCGCCAGGGGTGACCCGCTGTGGCGGTGAATGTCGCGCGCATCATCGACCGCGCCGACGCGCAGCTCCTGCGCCTCGAGGCTGAGCACTTGGCCAGGTTGCGGCAGGTCACGAACAGCGCCTACGCCAGGTTGGCGGCCGAGATTCGGCGCCGGTGGGCGGACACTCTCGTGGAGAGCGAGGGAATGACCCGTACTTTCGCGGAGGCGCGCGCCCGCGTGCTCCTGGCGCAACTCGAGCCGTACATGCGAGCGCTTGAGTACGGCAATGCGTCGAGTGGCGTACCGAGCATCATGCGGGACGTCATCCAACTCGGTCACCAAGCCGGCCTTGAGACCGCCACGGAGCTCCTGACCGCCTTCCCCGCCTCCCGGCAGGGACTCGTGACCGCCACCGCCCGCATTGACTTCAGGGCAGTCGAGGCGGCCGTAGCGAACTCCCAAGCGCGCCTCGCGCGGTACGGGGTGGCGACCATCGGCAAGATCGAGCAGGCGGTGGTCGACGGCATCGTGAGCGGCCGCGGTAGCCAGAAGGTCGCCCGCGACGTGAGGGAGGCCATCCGCGGCGACGCGCACGTGCCCGACGGCGGCCTGCACGCCCGCGCCGAGATGATCGCCCGCACCGAACTCGGCACCGCCAAGACCGACGCCAGCAAGCAGCGGTACGCAGAGGCGGGCGTAGACCTGGTCCAGTGGTACGCCACTCTCGACGAGCGCACCTGCATCTACTGCGCCGCCAGGCACGGGAACGCCTACCGAATCGGGGACGCGGTCGTGCCGGCACACCCGAACTGCCGGTGCTACCTGGCGCCCTTCCGGCCCGAGTGGGTGGAGCTCGGCCTCGTCGACGAGGACTTCTGGCGTGAGAGCGTGCGGGAGATCGAGGAGCTCGTCCCGAACCTCAGTCGTGGACCCACGCCGTTCGAGAAGGCCGCCGACCGCAAGCGCGCACCCGAGCCCGTGTGGTCGCCGCCGCGGGCGGCGTAACGTGAGGGCGTGCAGATTCGGACGCGCCTCCGCCTCGGCGTCTACTGGGACGAGCATTGCCACGAGCGGCGGTGCGCCATCATCGAGATGATCAACCAACATGGCGAGATCACGCTCCTCGGCGTGCTCGACGCCAAGACCGGCCAGCCGGTGCTGGACCCCGTGGAGGCCATACCGCTAGCGACAACCGAACCCCAAGAGTAAGAGCAGAATCAAGGCAGCAGGCCCCGCTTCGGCGGGGCTTTCTCGTGTCGCCTACCGGGGCGACTCAGTAAGTGCCGGGACGCCATATGACCGACGCAGATCCCAAGACCGACAACCGCAACCCGACGCCCGACCCGCAGGAGCAGAACCCGGCACCGACCGGGGGCGGGGACGCCCAGAAGACCTACAC